TTTATCAATGACTTCCTGTTGATAAGGATCCATGAAAGCTTTGTAAGCCTGTGGATCGTAGGCAGCGGTTGAAGCATTTGCAAGCTGTGATGCGTTGGCCATGGACCCTGAAACGTTTGCCATGTAGTTTGCTGCATTACCAAAGTAACCTGAAGCTCCTGATGCAATATTAGAAGCCACATTACCTGCTTTTGTCAATAAAGGATCAATACCAGCTACATTTGCAGTAGGAATAGAAACATTTGCATTAGCAGTTAAATCAGCGGCTCCCTCAATTACGTTGCCATAATTCTGTGCTATTAAATCTTGAAGTTCTTGTGGTGTCATTAGAATTTACCTATCCCCATATTTTCTGCTTTGTCCTGTAAAGAGTACATCATTTCATACATTTTTTTAGTGCCTTTTTCTCTATCACCGTTACCAGCAGCCATTACTGCTTGTTTCGTCATTACAAATTCGCCGTCGGAGAGCATTGCAGGGATATCGTCAGATTGACCATTGCCTGGACCATCAATCATACCGTCTTTTTCAGGAAAGTCCATCACTCCTCCCCTCTTCATACCTTCTGCTTCTGCCGCAGCAGAATAAACTGGATTAATATCTTCATAAAAACTTTTTCCGTCTTCTCTACCAGCTCCTATGTATGGATTTTTTGTTGGGTCATATAATAATTTTGCTTGGTCTTCACCTAAAGCTGCCGCAGCAACTGTAGCACCTAACTGACCAAGAGTTAAAAGAGGTGCATACTTATCAAAGAATGTTTTACCCGCAGGATTTATTAAACCAAATCTTTCTAAGAAACCTGGCTTTGCAGCTTCTTCAGCGATATTCATTCCATATGAACCACTCATACCACCTTGAATGCCACCAGAACTTGTGGGAACATTTGCACCCGTTCCTACACTAGGTGTCATGCCTAAACTTTTTTGAACACCACCCATAAAAGTTCCACCAGGTTGCATCATATTACGAATACCTCCTGCGGCTGTTCCGTAGGCCACGTTTCTTAAAACGTCAGCAGGTTTAGCACCGCCTAATAATCCAGCGGCAGCTTGAGTTAGCATGGGGTTTTGTGCAGCGAAAGCTCCGATACCACCTAAGGCACCTTTGATTCCACCTAATTTACTCATAGCAGCGAAAGAAGGAGCCATACCGGGAAGAAGTAAGCCTATTCCAAGTTGCCCAACAGGACTTTTAAGAAGATTTTTTGCTGCTGAGAAAATCTTTTTAAACATTTTAGTTCTTCGGTGTTACCGCTCCAGTAAATAATTTAGGTGCTATGACATTCACATCTCGTCTAATATCGGCTTCTGTGGTATCCGTATCAGCATTATCAATGTCTGCCTGACACTCTTCATGAGAGCTATACTCTACGCCAGTTCTTGTATTAGTAATTGTTGTTTCGACCCTACAGCTATACACTGGGACTTGATTGCCCTCAATGTCGTATTCATAGCGTAAGATGATTGGTTCATCTATAATTTTTGCCATATTATAGTTTTATAGTTAGTTTTCGTAGAAATCAATGATTTCGTTAGGTATTTTAGCTGTAATATACTCTATCTGTTTCGATGTAAGTTTAGTTGTTTTATTGTCTAAATAGTTCTTTTTTCTCTCATCAAAATCCTTGTCAGTTTGAGCTACACGATAATCAACATTATTGGTGAATAAGGTCCAATTAGGTGATTTTTTTATCATCTTGCATTTGTTTTCAATATTCGACAATACTTCAACAGCTCCTGGTTGATCACACATTTTGCGTTGATTCATGATTACAAAATTAGATCGATGAATAAATTTCATCCATTCAACATGAAACTCAATCCATTTTTCAATGGCCATGGGTATACTAAATTTATAAAGAGCGTTTTCCCATAGAAGCTCTTGATCATGATAATCGGGATATTGTGCCAGTCCCCACCTATTGATGAAGTCGACATCATTTCTAATAATGCTTTCCATCCACATTAAAGGTGTTTTATAGCAAAAGATGAGGGGAGTGTTTTGATCTAAATTAGCTGTTGCTTGTTCTGCGTCAGGAGAATGTTTCCAAGACCAATGACCAAAGTCATTAATATTGCCCCACTCGGAATGAAAATTAGTAAGAATTAATTGTTTAGCAAAATTGGTACACGTGCGTTGTATACCAAATGTATAGAATTTCATTATTGTTGTGCTTTAATCTCCAAAACAGAAATATCAGAAGTAAGATCGGCGCTATTTGCTTGTATTTTTAATGAGTCTCCTGCTTCATAAACAAAAGGTCCGTTAAGCTGTTGTGTAGAACCATGAGCAACGTCAATATTATTGATTTCGACATCAGTTGTTCCATTGTTATGAGTTATTTTTGCGTTAACAGTACCTGAACCAGAGTCGTTATGAAGAACAATTGTCTTAACAATAAATGTAGAAACAGGTGTTGGAGGTGTCGCTGCTACGTTTGCAGTTGGCACTGTAAAAATAGTAATGACATCAGTATTAGCTGCCTTTTGTGTAAATCTTCTAAATACGTCTGCCATTAACTAAAAAACCACGATCTTCTTGTGGACTCCTCTTGTGTGTCTTGGGTATATTGAGTATTTAACTGTTGAATCATTTCCTCTAATTGTCGAATGAGTTCCGCAGCCTGTTGAGCATCGTACTCAGGTCGAGGATCGGGAAATCTTTGTAAGGTTAATTTTGCCATATTTAATTATATACACCAACACTCACAACTATTCTAGGGTTAAGTGGTATTGCTGAATGCACTACATTTCTTGGTATCACCAATAAGTCCCCTTTTTTTAATAAAAAATAATGTTGCTCTTTCTCATTGTAGACACTGTAAACCACGTCTCCATATGTAGGTATCAAAAATACTGTCATATCGTCATGGTGATTGGGAGTTATACCTTTTTTACAAAAAGAAGAAAACACATAAGTGTCCATCTTTTCCCCTTTATAATCAAAAATGTTTTTTACTGCTGACTCAAATTGTTGACCTTCTTGTGTAACTTGAAAGCTTGTTAGTTTACAAGCGTGTTCTCTTTTCTGAAAAAAATTTTCTTCGTTTCTATCTAATAAGAAGAAGAAACGATTAAAATCTAAAACATCTAAATGATCAACGACTCCCTCTTGATGATTCACTTTGGTAATATCTAGATTTAATTCTTTATTAAATTTTATCAATTATCTTCGACCGTCGGGTTGTATGTCAAAACGCTGTGTTCCCAATCTCCATGCAGTTCCTGCTGTATTAGATACGACATTAACTGTAAATTCTCTGCCTCTTCCACGCAAACTAACAAAGTCTGTTGAGTCTGTAAAAGTCGTGGTCTTAATAACGCTATTACTATTGTTTGGATAGTATTTAAATTCTAAATCCATATTCAAAACACCAGATTGATTTTGAATATCTGGTATTAGTTTTTGTACGAAAAGAATATCATTACCATCACCTATTTCTACTGATCCAGATTTAACATAAGCCACCATCGCTTGTCCGTCAGCATCATTGCCAGTTTCATGAAGATAAGCTTGTGTTGCTCCATTAGTCAGTCCTAAAATTGTTTCGTTGTTAGCTGTAGCAGTTGCATCATACTCTGTTCCAATAGGATTATCATAGACCTCACGATCAATCCAAGTTGTTCGAGATAATGTTCCTGTCCACCATGTTTGCTCCAAATAATTGTAAGCTACAATAGCGTTGATTTGTGATGAACCCTCTCTCGGATAAAACCACAGAACTTCATTGTATTCACCATTATGTCCTACAAAAGCATTTTCTGCCGCTGTTTGATTGATATTGTTAAATACAAATTGTTCTACAGTGCAAGGTAGTTTTTTGACTGTACCATCAAAAAGATAAAAAGAATCTTGTGACATCCAATAGCTGACACCATTTAAATCAACTCCTGCATGACTACCAATGATTCCACAATTCTGACCTAGTTGACGTAGACCAAAAGTAAAGGGTGGACCAATAAATTGCATTGAGTGCAGAGATGTATCTGTCCAGATTAGTATCTGACCTCTTGATCTTTCAGCAGCCACTATTTTTGATCCATCAGCAATTCGTAATGAACCAGCAGTATTTTCCGCTGTTGGTTGATATTCAGTGATATTCTCTTGATCAGAAAAACGAATAAGTAAATCATCCTGGGAGCTAGTATCTCCAATTGTATTCTCTGTTCCCATGATCACTAAGTGTCGATCAGGTGTAGAAACTAAACTTAATCTTGAGGCAGTAGGAGCGTTAGCAACGGCTGTTGCTCTTGTTGAAACTCCAACAGATGTATCCCATTGATAAGTACCACCGTTTAGTTGTGTGGCAATCAAGTCTTCGCCAAAATTATCAAGTGCCCACTGTCTTGCTTCTAAGGTTACATTAGATACTGTGGAAGGCTCACCCCATGCTCCCGCACTCCAATTATCAGTTCCCCAACCATAGGCAGAAGTAGAAAATTCTGGACCAGGGTTGATTTGATAATTAGCATTACCAGTACCTCCACCACCAGCAGTTGATCCTGAAGCAGTTGATGTATGAGTAACAACATAAGCAGAAGCATTAACTACTGACGTTACTTCAAATTCATTATTCATATCTAAGCCATCAATTGTTGAAAAAGAATCAAAGGTTACAAAGCTTCCTTGTTCACAACCGTGCCCTGAGTCCGTAACTAATACTGAAGTTGTTGCGTTAGTAGTAAAAGGATCTGTAAGAGAAGTAGGTCCTCTTCGAATAGGGGTAATATCGTAGGCTAGCCCTTCTTCTAAAACATATAATTTTCTATCTGTACCTATAGCATCATATCTTGTGCCATCTAAAGCTACCCAAGCGTGTTGATCACGAGCAACACCCACCAAAGTTGTAGAGATAAACTTCTCCCATCCTTTGATCTTTTGTGGCAATCCTTGAAAAAAGCGTACATTATCACCGTCTGTCCACTTGCCTTCGCCTGTGTAGTCGGTTACTTCTTTATTGATGCCTGGTGCTGGTCTAAAATTAACTAATGGCATTGTGCCAATATACTATAAAATATGAAAATTAAAAGCTAATGTAATTCTTTCATGATTTTCACCACCACATGAACTAACAGAATGAGGTGTCATTCCACTAAAAAAAGCCATACGTTTTTCAACAGGTATTAAAGAAAAAGTATCGCTTTGGACTGAGGGTACTAAATGATGAAAATCAGTAGTGGGCTTTTCACAACAAACTTTGTGGTAATAAACAGCAGACCATTCGCTTAGATGATGAACATGTAACTCATTATAGCTGTTTCCTGAATTAACGTTTAACCAAAAAGCACCTAATTGAGCTTTTTTACCAATAATTGCAAAACTATCTATTGCAAATTTAATTAAATCTTCAAAGCCAAAAGTAATAAAATTACTTTGATAACCACCTCGATTACTGATCACCCTTCCTTTATCAAAAGTTAAAATATGATCTATGTGTTTTTGTATAATATTAGTATCTCCAGTGTAATCGTTTAAAAATATTGATTCTTTATAAACTACTTGTTCAATCATCTTTTTTAGCCACAAGACTGCCTACATGTCCTTTAAATGCTCTGTTACCAAAATGTGTTAAAGGCATTGCCATATCTGCCCATATCTCTCCACCACATTCTTGCCATAGTCTTGAGAAATAATAATCTTCAGATAAATATCTTTTCTTACCACTGGTTTCATAAGGTCCAACAGCAAACAAGTCGTAACAATTATCCGATCTAAAAGACTTACCATTAATTATTTGATCAGAATCATATTTACGCTCTGGAAATTTTTTCATCATAGTACGAAAAACTTCTCTTTTTACTAACATCATTCCTGTGGCAGCTTCACTAACTCTACAAAAACCATTCTCCATTTTAATATTGTAAGGATCATCAAAGTTTAAATTATATCCCAAAGATTTAACTTCTAACTCATCTTCTGTAATATCGGGATTCTTTTTCATTTCATCAATAACTTTTTCCCAATGTATGTGTTTTCGAGGATAGATACCACATACCACATCTTTATCTGCGCAAATTAATCTTTTAATGTTCTCAGCACTGAAACCTATATCTGCATCAATAAAAAGCAAATGCGTTGATATATAATCAGTTTGGTCCATCATCATAGATACAATGGTATTTCTAGCTCTAGTAATTAGACTTTCGTTACCCATAGTTTGAACTCTCATTCCTACACCTGATGAAAAAGACCATTGCTGTAATTGCAATAGACCATGCATTGTATTTTCAGTAAGCATTCCACCATACATGGGCATTCCTAGAAAAATTTTAAAATTCTTATCTTTTAGCTCTTCTGGTTTTATCATTATCGATACTCCTTTTTATTCCAAAACTTAGTTTTATAGTTATCAAATATTTTTGACATTCTTTTCAAAACTTTCAAGTCATGCTTTACAGCATCAAATTTCTCCAGTTCAAGCTTCATCTTCCATTTTTCTCTTTTAAAAGGGATAACCATAACCATAGGTGTGCCTTGCTTTAAAACATAAGGTTTGTCAATGGGTCCAGTCCAATAAAAGGGAAAATTAATTTCTGCATCAAAAGTGTCTGTATCCACAATACCATCAATAATTTTAAAATTATTAACTCTATTAAAAGGTTGCGTAAAAATACAACTATAACCAGGTGGAGTTATGATTTTCCATAAGTTCATCCATTTAAAAACAGCTTCAACTGTTCTATTTGGAAACCTAAGATCTTGTGGCATTTGAAAGTTTTCATGAGCTGAAGGTCTAATATTATGGCTCATAACTGTGGAATTTATAACATCACTAAGCTCCCAAACAACTTTTTCTTGTTCTTTATCATATAGAAAACGAATATCCACTGGAAATGGTATGATATATCCTACGGTTAATGCATCCAGAAAAGGTATACATTTTTTCACAGTAACAGAAGTTACACTATCATTTAAAAAACTTTTTAATTTTTTGTAATGTTCAGGTAAATGTAAAACTGATGGTTGAGGTTCGGCTACAAAACCTTTAAACAAAGATTTAAAAACTATTTTATTTTGAAACATACTACCTTACAGAGGGTTCTCCTAAATTAGTTCTGCCATCATACTTTTGATCTGCATGTTTACCATCTTGATCAACATAAAACATAAACAAAGAAATAAAATGATCATGTTTACATTTTGTTCGCCAATGAAATTTGTCTTGTCCTGAAAATAAAATGGCGTTGTTTTGTAACATATTAAATTTGTTTTCAATTTTAAAAGCACAATCTTCATTGTGTACGTCTTGATAAATATAATCTTGTTCTTCATCCTTACTGCCAATATAAATTGGGTAGGCTTTATCAATTGGATCACTGCCCAAACCTAAACATAAAACATATTCACTGCCTTTACGATCTATGTGTGCGGGTAAATCTGATTCTTTATCATAAATCCTTACGTAAGAGTAAGAAGGCCACAGTTTTTTATTTAAAGCTTTTTCAACTACAGGAGTAGACATATCTAAAATTGTTTCCATCAAAGCATCACCATAGTAGCCTATCAAAGATTTGGATGTTCCTGGATTATTAGTCCAGTCTTTGTGAGATGAGCCTTTAATAATCATATAATTATAAAGCAGAGATACGACCTGATCTGGTAAAAACTTGTCAAAAGTGATTGGAGTCATTATTTTTTTGAAGAGGATTCTTCTCCTAAGTTTGATCTTTTATCAAACTTGTGCTCTGCAAATTTACCTTCTTGATCAACATAATGTAGAAACACCGTAATGAAATGATCATGCTTACAGTATTCTCTCCAGTGAATTTTGTTTTGACCTTGAAAAACAACAGCGTTGTTCGGAAACATATCTATTTTATGGTCTATTCTATATCTATTAAATTTAAGTGTGTTTGAATCATAATACTTATAATCTGAAGAGGGATCTTCTTCACCTATAAAAATTTCGTAAGGAACTTCTTTTGGAAGAGATCCTAAGCATAGCGCTACTGTATACTCACAGGAGGGTCTATCTGTGTGTATTTTTAAATCAGAGTTTAAGTCATATATTCTAAGATAAGAGTATGTAGGAAAAAGCTTTCTTCCTACATTTTCTTCAATTACTGGTGTGCTCATATCTAATAATGTTTCCATTAAAGGATCTGCATATTCTCCTATTAAACTTGAAGACTGATTATCGACATTAAATTTTTTTGTAGCTGAATATTTAATTACACAATAGCTATACGCTACATTAAGAATTTCTTCAGGAAGAAACTCTTTAATAAAAATAGGATGTTGCATTATACAACCCAAGATACCACTGCGTATCTGGTTCCTTCTGTTACTTTATTTACTTGATGAGGAAAAAGAAAATTAGAAGGAAAAGCTATTAAGTCTCCAACATTTTGAGGATATTGAATCTTTTCATCAGGTAAATCAAAAACAAACTCTCCGCCTTTAAAGTCATTATTTAAACATATAGAAACAGATAATTGTCTCGGTAACGCTCCATACCCCATATCGACATGAAAGTCATATCCGACTTTGTGACTATTGCACTCATATTTTAATAAATCACACTGACTTATTTGTGTTGGATCAAAATGTTTATGTACGTTTTTTCTGTAAAATGCTGCTGCTTCAAATATTTTTGATTGTACATATTTACTCATGATATTTTCACCAAATGTTTTTGGTTTCATCATATCTTTAATTTCACAATTTCTTATATCTCTGTTAGCCACTCCACCAACAATAGCGGCAACTTCAAGCTCTTGATCAAAATATGAAATTATTTTTTTACAAAATTCATTAGGAATGAATTTCTTTATTTCCAGAATATGCTGTTTCACTAAAAAGTAATGCTGTGTCCAGAAAGATAGGTGTTTCTTTCTGTATCTGCATGACTAGAAGCCATCGATGTGTTTGCAGTAAAATCAGGATCAGGTGTTTCTTTTGCAGCTTCAGTTGAATGTTGAGATGCAATATTAGCTTGATATGCAGTTTGCCAAGTATTTTCTGCCTCACATCTAATTACAACATTAGTAGCCCACTGTGGAAAAGAAGAAATAGACAAGTTTTCTCTATTATCAGTATACTCTATTTCACCTGTATTAGTCGTAGCGTTCCATTGCAATGCATGAACATTAGCATCAATCTCTGTGTGTGAACGTATATTAGAGTAGAAAGTATTATCTATGTAAACGTCTGACTCAGTGTTCCCTGTTCCAGCCGCAGGACCGTCGCCATCTAAAGCGCCAGCAGCATCAAAGATAATAGTAATTCTACTATTTGCTGTTGTGTTGTTTACGGTTGTTGCCATCTTTAGTTACCTTTTTACCTTTCTTAACTTTTACCTTATTATTGCTTAATTGTCTAATAGTTTCATCCTCTAAGTTAGGATTACTTTCTTGAATTGCTTTTTGATGATTTCCTATTTTTTCAAATATATTTCCAAGTTTTTTCATCTCATTTCTAGTTTGTGGATTCGCAGCTAAAATATTATTCATAATATTTTGTCCTTTAACCATCTCATTTCTAAAAGACTCTGTAGCTGCTTGAGTACCTTGGATATGTCTAGAGTTTTCTACGAGAAGTAAGGGTAACCAAGCGATTGAACATCCCCATTCTTGAACAGGAGCACCTGTTTGCGGATGTGTTCCTTGTAACATGTTATACCAAATACATTGAGTTTTTATGCACTTCTTATTAAGAAGTGGACACTTCCCATCAGGATCAAATATGGGCATTAATCTTTGTTAGCGACAATTACGTTTGCGTATTTAACATTCATGGCGGGCATTGAAATTGTACCACCTAAAGATGAACTTGAAACACTAAATGGATGTGAGTGAGATCCACCACCACCTGCGTTGCCTAAATTAAATGGTGATTGAGGATTCTGTTGAATACGCTCATTACCTGAAACATTATTAAGACCAACACCTAATGAAGGGTGGAAGCTAGTTGGCTGTGAGTTATTTGGAGATTGATTGTTACCAAAGTTACCTGTGGGTAAACCTGGTCTTGGATGATTGTGTGAAGCAATTGTAGGTGTAGACAAAGTCGTGCCTCCAACAGATCCTTGTACTGAAACAGTCGCACTACCTATATCTGTATTTCTAGAACTTGCAAAAGTTGAATAAAAGGAATCAGAACCACCAGTTCCGCCACCTGAACCTGTTACGATTGACATCGCAGTGTTTGCTAAAGCAGTTCCTGTTTGTTTAGTCCAACCAGTCGGTGCAGAAGCTTGATTAAAGATCATTGATGTGTTTGCTTCAAATGGATCAACGCCTGTAAGACCTGCTCCATTACCTGTATACGCTGTTGCGTCTACTTGACCGTTAGCTCTTAATGTACCGTTTCCGTTTAAGCTAACGTCACCTGTAAATGTTGTTGATACTAGATTTGCCATTTTTTTACTTTTTCCTTTTTAACATATTTATCTCTGTTTTCAATTCCTTTATTGCTTCCAATAAATAGGTTGTCATTTTAGTATACTTTACTGATTCGGGTTTTCCATCTTTTAATTGCACTAATTCAGGCAAATGTTTGTAAACTTCTTCAGCAATAAATCCAGTTTCATCTTTTTGAGATCCATCTATTTTATCATATTTATAGCCCTTAATCTCATATAAACCATTTAAATTATCTATTGGTCTAATGTTTTCTTTAAGCGTTATACTTGACTCTTCAGTGATTGTGCCACCGATCGTAACATCTCCCGATAAACGAGATAAAGAATTTTTTACATTATAATTCGATGCTCCATCACAATAAAGGTAAGCATATTCACCTTGAGTAACTGCAAGTCCATTAGCACTATGACCTGTCGCAGCTACGGTTAGAGTGAAAGAACCAGAAGTATTATTAAAAACAACATAATTACTTTCAGTGGCAGGAATAAACACATGAATATTTGCTGTTAACGTGCCATTTAAATCTAAGACTTTGTTAGAGGCATCTGCTGTCGGATCTGCGTTGTTAGTCGATAAGGTGACATTGGCTGAACCACCGACATCTTTTGAAAGATAACCTGCGCTGAAAGCGTCAACAGTCTCTAAATTAGTGTTGGTGTTATTTCCCCAAGTGTTAGCATTAGCACCCGTTTCCATTAATTCTAGTTTAAATCTATCTGAATACGTACTGGCCATAATTATTTATACCTTATTTTGTGTAAATGTCATCCCCCATAACTAATATGTCAGCCTGAGAGTTGTCAAACATTATTTTAGCTTGTTTTTTTGTACCTACAATAGGTTTTCCAGGCAAATTCATTGAAGTATTTATAAGTACAGGATATCCTGATAATTTTCCAAACTCTTTTAAAAGTTTCAAATAAGGAGGATTATGGTCCACACTGACAGTTTGAATTCTACAAGTCCCATCAACATGTGTAATATTTTTAAATTTAACAGGATCCTTGACTTTAGCTTGATATAACATCCAAGGACTTTCAAACCCTAATTCAAAATAGTCTTTGTAGCATTCTGTAGGAACACTTGCTCCATACGGTCTAAACCATATTCTTTTTTTAATTCTATCATTAATAACTTGCTTTGCATTTTCTACACAAGGATCCATAAGGATTGATCTAAACCCTAGAGCTCTAGGACCAATCTCTCCCCATCCTTGTCCCCACATGACAAGTTTTCCCTCTTTTAAAAACTGAGCTATTTTTTGAATTGTTTCTTTTGATGCATAGCCAAAGTTTTCATCCCACTGATGCATTGTCTTAAAATCTAATTTAGCATTTAATATTCTTCTTCCTGTTCTTATACCCCAAATTAAAGCTCCTATTGATGTGCCTTCATCACCACAGTGAGGCACTGGCTCGAAATGAGGGTAATCTTCTTTAAGTAAAGTATTCACAACAATGTTATGTCCAACACCACCTGTAAATGAAATACGGTCTTTTTTTGTAAAATAATTTTTCAAATGTCTTTTTATTTTTTTATACCAATAGTAATGAAGAGAGGTAATATAATTATTACACACTTGTTCTTGAGGAATTCCTTTAAAATTTTTTGCAAAAACCTGAAACTCTTCAAAGGTTCTATTTATTATTTGTGGTCTTATTAAATGTGAGTGATCTTCACCAAAACCATGCAACGCCATTGTATGTCCTGCAAATTGTTCTTCTTCATTATCGGCTGGCTTTCCTCCAATAAACCAGCAAATCCACATTACTTCTAAAGATCGACCTAACGAGGGATGATTATGAATATCTAATTTTAATTTTTGTTGTCTTCTTTTAAAAATAGTAAAACAGTCGTATTGACTTCCTACATTGTCAATAACTAAAGAATTAATCTCATTACCACTATATTGATGGCAAACATGATGATCTACCAATCTATATTCAGCAGGATACATATCGTGAACATTACCTTTTATAAGCATGTTAGAGCCTTGCGCTAACCAGACTGTATCAACTTGTTCTGGAACATATCCAATATGATTTAAATACTTCACCCAAGAACGAAGATTATTATGTTTTTGACCTTTGACTCCAGATATTCTTTCAAACTTTAAATATCTTGTTTCTCCAGTATCTTTATCAAATGTAAAAATACTTCCGTCATGAAAAAAGGTATGAAGACCTACTATAATATTTCTTTTCACTCTTTTACTTTTAAAGCTCCGACTGCTACTTTTTTTCCTTTTATACTTGGTTTTCCATAATGCATAAGATCACTTTTGAAGAATATTAATTTACCTCTCTCAGGTTTTACTTCACCAATGTTTTCAAACACGGTGTTACCATCAGCATCATTTAGATATAACACAAATGAATAGTCTTCCGTTCTTTCGTGATTATGTACAAGTTGTTCTCCATTATCAACGTATTCAATTAAATGAACGTGAAAAAGATTTAAGTCTTTATTAATAAGTTTTGACAATTGTTCTTTAAGTTCTTTAGTAAAACTATATCTAAAAATATTGGGAGTTTGAAAACCATTAATTGTGCAAGTATCACTAGGTATTCTTAAATTACTTCGTTTGAAAATAAGTAATGTATCTAAGAGTTTATCTACTAATTCTTCAGGTGCTTTAAATTCTTCTAACAAGAAATTAGTTCAGTTTTGCTTTTAGTTCTTGAATCTCTTGGTTTTGTTTTTTGAGTGCTTCTAAAAGATACATAGTCATCTTTGTATATTTGACTGCTTCTGGTTTACCATCTTTGCACTCTACTAAGTCTGGTAATACTTTGTATAATTCTTCTGCAATCACACCGACTTCGTCTTTTGATGATCCGTCTTTTCTGTCATACTTCACAGCATTAACATTGTAGATAGCATCATTGAAATCTAAAGGCTGTACATTTTCTTTGTAAGCGATACTTGATGTTTCAACTAAAGTACCTGTAACAGATACACCTGTCGATGTGGTTTCGAATTTTTTTGAATTGTCGTAATATAAATCTACTGAGCCATTTACATTACAGTCTATATAAGTTTCTGTTAATCCACCATTACGAATAAGTACATTGTTGCCTCCGAGAACCAAATCTCCAGTTCCATTGTCTCTTACAACTGAGTTGGAAGCGTCATGATAAATAAGTAAATCTTGTGAATTACCTAATCTTATATAGTCATTATCAGATAAAGATACATTGGCAGTAAAGGTTGCACCTCCTGCGACCGCTAAAGTTGAGCCATCAAAAGTCATGTTGGCCTCAGCGTTCATACCATCAGTGCCTGTGGCTGTTAGAACTCTGTTGTTCGAACCATTGGTCATAAAGTCAGATACATCAACAGCGACTGCATCAGCAGTAACATCGATACCTGTTCCTGCTCCAACAGCTAAACTAACATCACCTGATGTGCCACCACCTGTTAAACCATTACCCGCAGTAACGCCTGTAATGTCAGCAGATATGGTTGCAAAAGAAACTGCTCCTGAGCCATTTGTTTGTAAAACTTGATTAGCAGAACCATCTGCTGTTGGAAGAGTAAAAGCGGTGAGAGTAAAGTTAGATCCATCACCTTGAATTACTTTACCACTTGTAGTTGCTAATCCTGCAACATCTTGTAATTGAGCGTCTAGTCTTGCATTAGGTACAGTTCCTGATGCGATGTTAGATCCATTTAAATCAGTTAACGCTGATCCATTTAAAGCTGGTAAAGTTGCAGGGAAACGAGCATCAGGTAAAGTTCCCGAAGCTACATTCGATGCATTAATATTTGTTAAAGAAGCACCTGATCCTGAGAATAAGGTTGCTGTTAAATTTGCTGAAATAGATGTGTTGCCTGCATTGTCTAAAACATAAGATTTTTCAGAAGGAAGAGTACAAATAACGTCTTTTGTACCTGCGGAGAAATCGACTAAGGCATCAGAATTTGATGAAGAAATAACAGTTGTTCTTGAAAGAGTGTCTGGAGTGGCATCGGTTACTGTACCAATACCAACTTCAAATTCAGAAGTAGCTCTGTTTGTAATAGCATAATAGGTAACATTACCTGTTCCTACTCCTGCTACAAATGTTTGATAACCAGGTTCTGCACCCGCTAAATTAAGAGTGCCTGTACCTGTAGTTGTTGAAGTCTCTTTGACTCTATCTGCTACTGCGAATGCCATGTTTTTTTATACCTCATGCTGCCACGGGTGTCCACGTATTATTTGCGTTTGTTACTACGTTTGCCCATGGGGTTGATCTCATATTACCAACAAAAGCTGAAATTTCAATACCTGTTGGTGTAACTACTGCGCTACCTGCAATCGTTTCAGTTCCTTCACTAAACTGCATGGAAACGCCTGTAACTGATACAATGATTCCTGTACCAGTAATAATTGTTGGTGTGCCATCAGAGAAAGAAGAAGCAACACCTGTTGGTGTAACTAAAGCGTCTCCTGCCATACCAAGAGTGCCTGTATCTGCTTCTGCTTCTACACCTGTTGGTAAAATATCTGAGTTAGCTGCAATGGTTGCGTCACCAACAAACGCATCCATAATATCTGGAGGAGCAACAACAGAAACACTACCTCCTGCTACAATTCCTACTAAGTTAATTGTAGAAGTAAGTCCAAAACCTGTGATAGGAATAATGTTATCTGTCTGAGTTGTAAGATTACCTTCGTCAGACTCAATCTCAAGACCAGTCGGAGTAGCAACAGCTAATCCAATACCTTGAGCAGTTCCTAGTTCCATGTCTATTCCTAGACCTGCAACAGGAATAATGTTATCTGTCTGAGTGGCTATACTTCCTGCTTCACTAGAAACATTTAAACCTGTAAGAATTGCCTCTCGACTTTCTTCTTCTTGTGCAGCAAAAGGTGCGCCTGCAAAAGTATTGCCAGGTATATCAGATAGCTCTGCTTTTCTTGTAATTGTACCTTCGCTAAATTGAATATTGTTTCCTGTTAAAGAAACAATGACCGAGGCCGTATGACCTAGCGA